TATTATTGTTCGTTACACCCGTTCACAGGTAGGTGGATAATGGCACATTGGGCAGAGATAGATCAAAACAATGTTGTTTTACGCGTTTTGGTTGGCGATAACAATGACCTAGCGGGCGATGAAGGCTACCAATGGTTGATAAATAATCTTGCTGGTACTTGGATTAAAACAAGTTACAATGGCAACATCCGCAAAAACTTTGCAGGCATTGGTTTTACATATGATGAAGCATTAGATGCTTTCATCCCGCCTAAATGCCATGATGAAGCTGAACTAGATACAGATACTTGCACCTGGAATTGCACTAATGAATCTCACAAGGAGCCTAGCCAATGACACGATCAAGAGATGTAGCCGATAGCCAAGACAACTTGGGCGGTGCGGTGGCACCGTTTGTTGCGGGCAAGAACAAGATTATCAATGGTGACTTTGGCATAAATCAAAGAAATTTTAGTTCTTCAACATCAGGCAGTGTTTATACATTTGACCGTTGGCTTAAAGATAATGGCGGAAATGATGGAACAACGACAACTTCAGCGCAAACTTTTACAGTAGGAACTGCACCTGTTGCTGGTTATGAAAGTATCAATTTTTTGCGTTCAGTAGTAACAGGTCAAACTGCTACAAATTGTTATTCACAAATATCACAAAAAATTGAAGATGTCAGAACCTTTGCAGGACAAACTATAACTTTATCTTTTTGGGGTAAAGCAGCAAGCGGAACACCTAAGATTGCAGTTGAGATTCGGCAAAACTTTGGCACAGGTGGTTCACCGTCCTCTGTTGCCCAAGCAGCAGGTGGTTCTGTAACACTTTCAACTTCTTGGGCTAGGTATTCTCTTACTATGAATATTCCTTCAATTAGTGGAAAAACATTAGGAACAACTGCAGGAACATCTTTTCTTCAATTATTGTTTTGGTTATCTGCTGGTTCAGATTACAATTCGCTGACTAACTCTCTTGGTATCCAAAATGCAACTATTGATATTTGGGGAATTCAAGCCGAAGCTGGCAGCGTAGCCACACCATTCACCACCGCATCAGGCTCAATCGGCGGGGAGTTGGCATTGTGTCAGCGGTATTACTATCGTGTTGGTGGTTCATCTGCTTATGAGCGTCTTAGCACAATGGCATCAGGTGCATCATCAACAACTTTGACCGCTACATTTGCAAGTCCAGTAACAATGCGAGTAGCGCCAACAATTGTTGATTATTCAACTTTGACATTTTGGGATGGTAGTGCTGGACTTAACCCAATTACAAATGTGGTTATTGCTTGGGCTGGTAGAAATATGACTGAATTTACAGTTACGGCAAGTGCTGGTGGAATTACCACTTATAGACCTTATTTTGTTATAGCAAATGGTTCAACAAATGCTTATCTTGCGTTAAGTGCGGAGTTGTAAAATGGAAAATGTAACCTTTATTGAAGTTGAATCAATGGGAATTGCACAAACCCACGCCATCATTGACCGTGGCAATGGGGAATTTACTTCAATGCTAAAAAGCACCTATGATGAAATGATCGCAGCTCAGGAAAATCTACCAACGCTATAACTAACAGTTCGGGGGAACTATGCGTTTTCATATTGTGGCACTGCCACACACACAGGTTATTCACGAATTTAGCGGGTGCGCCTTTACTGAAAAGGTGCGCCGCTTTTGCATAATGATGCACAATCTAGGCCACGACGTATTCTTATATGCGGGCGATGAGGTTGAAGCACCTGTTACTGAATTGATTACCTGCGTTTCAAAGAAGCAACAAGAGGCAGCCCTTCACGGTGTAGCTCACTACACGCAGTTCCCGTTCAACGGGTGGCTTTGGGATAAGTTCAACGCAAAGGCAATTGCTGAAATTGCAGATCGCATTGAAAAGGAAGATTTCATTTGCTTAATCGGCGGCAGCGCACAAAAGCCAATTGCCGATGCCTTTCCTGCCCATATGTCGGTGGAGTTTGGCGTTGGCTACGGCGGTGTGTTTGCCAAGTATCGGGTGTTTGAGTCCTACGCCTGGATGCACTCAATCTATGCAGGGTGGAAAAACCCAACAACTGCCGATGGCCAGTTCTATGATGCAGTGATTCCTGGCTATTTAGAACCTGAGATGTTCCCACTGGGAGATGGCAAGGGCGATGAAAAGGGTGAGTATTACCTGTTTATTGGTCGGTTAATTGATCGCAAGGGATACAGAATTGCCCAAGAAGTTTGCGAGCGATTAGGCAAGCGGCTCATCTTGGCGGGGCCTGGTGAGCAAAGCGGGTATGGCGAGTTTGTTGGTTCAGTCGGACCCGAACAACGAGCTAAACTGATGGGTGGAGCAATAGCAACATTTGCGCCAACTCTCTATGTAGAACCTTTTGGCAATGTGGTGATCGAATCACAGGCTTGTGGCACACCTACAATCACAACTGATTGGGGTGCATTTACAGAAAACAACCCTGAGAGTTCAGGGTTTAGATGCCGTACTTTGCGTGAATTTGTGCAGGCAGCCGAAGGGGTCAAATACCTAGATCGGCAAAAAGTGCGAAACCGTGCAGTTTCGCTCTATAACCTTGATACTATCGCCCTTCAATACGAGGCTTACTTTCAGCGATTATTAACCCTTTGGGGCGATGGCTGGTATGAAATGGGGGATGATGGAACGCGGTGAAATCTTAGATGAAGCCAAGCACCTTACTCACGGTGATCGCAATAAGAATTATGGAAAGCCATTAACAAATCATCAGCGCATTGCTGGTTTATGGTCAATCTATTTGGAACAAGAAATTTCTCCATCTCAAGCTGCGATGTGCCTTGCACTTGTCAAAGTTGCTAGGTTGATTGAATCACCTGATCACCTTGATAGTTTTGTGGATGGCGCTGCATATTTTTCAATCGCTGGCGAGATCGCCACAGATTAAGTTTTAGGCGCGAAAACGCCCCCATAGAAAAACCCCGTGCAGCCGTTCCTGCGGGGGGTTTTTCGTTTCTTAATTATTTGATGTATTCGCGCAATGCTTGAATGATGATTGCGGTGGCGGTGGTGCCTTCATTTCGCGCTTTTTCTAATGCTAACTGCCACAAGTCGGCATCAACGCACCGTTGGTGCATCAATGCCAACCCACCAAAGGTTTGCAGCAATCTGCCAAGCCAAGATTATGCCAAGTGCAATTGCAACTGCGCGTACGCGCTTGCCACGCTTTGTAATCATTACTTATTCTCCAATTCTTGAATGTGTGCAATGGTCAGGGCTGAGTTAACAATTGCCCTGCGCAGTGATTCCTTCATCAAATCAAAATCACCTGATTCACTTGCATTGTTGAGATCACGGCTGATTTGAAACATTGTGTCAGCAATATCAATTACCAATTCTTTGTAAGCACCCATTTAGTTATTCTCCAAATTCGCTAAATATGCCTCAAAGCAAGGCAGACATAAATTGACCTTCATAACTGATTCAAATGTTTCTTTGCAGGCATTGCATTTGCAGGTGTAATTAGTTGAAAACATTATGCACCTGCCTTCAACTTGTTGTAAGGATGATCGGGTGAATTCCACGGAACGCAGGTTTCACAAACTAAGTTTTCGCCACCTAAAAGATTTGTGTAATAGGCGCACCAAGTTCCAAGTGGTGTTTTGTGTTTGATTACTTTTGGTTTTGCTTGAAAAGCTGATCGCAAATACATACCTGCGTGATTGTCACAAGTAACTGTTCCATCATCATTGACCCATAAACGATTGTTCATCATTTGCCCATTTCTTCTAATAATGCTGAAAGCATCTCAAGGTGGTATTGCTCTTGCTCGCGTTCGTTGCAAGAGTTTGCTTCTTTTGCTTGTTCTAAATGGTAATCAGCAACATCTTTGATTTTCATACTAAGCACATCCCTAAAACATGAAATTCGCTAATTGATTTGATTGCATCTTTCTTTGTTGGTGCATCTTCAACAATGAAAGAATCAAACCAATTTGGAATCCATTCATTATTAACAAATTGGCAATCATCTTTTTTGTAAACATCCCAACCTTCGTTGTGTTTCCAATACACAAGATCGCAACATTTCTTTGGCATTATGCACCAACATTTCTGTCACAGGCTGGACACAATAGAAATGGTGTTTGATGCCATCCCCAGCGATGCCCGTTCAACATTGATTTGTAAAATGAATCTTCAATCTCGTTTGGAATTCCTGCATCAAATAGTTGTAAT